ATGGATAAAAAGCAAATAAAAGGCTTCGTGTGTGATTATCATAAGCGAACTAGAAGTGATGCATTAATAGATGATGATATAAATACTGATGAATTCTTTTCAATAGGTGATGAAAATTCTGACGAATTGATGACAGACGATAATGTCGATGATCATATTATAAAGAATCACTTAGAAATGATTGTTGACCAAGTAGCTAATGATAAAGAGTTTTATATTTTCGATTCTTTAATACAAGGACGTAGTTATAAAGATATTAGCAATGTCTTAGAGTGCTCAGAACAATCTGTAAGATTTTGGTATGAAACCTTATTAGATAAAATTGTGGAGGTGATAGAATGAGTGAGTTAACGGCAAAGCAAGTACGTTTTGTGAATGAGTATATTAGAACACTAAATGTAACACAAAGTGCCATAAAAGCAGGCTATAGCGCAAATAGCGCACATGTGACAGGGTGTAGATTATTAAAGAAACCACACATCAAGCAATATATTCAAGAACAAAAAGATAAGATTATAGATGAGAATGTATTAACTGCAAAAGAGTTGCTACATGTGCTTACGAATGCGGCAGTCGGTGACGAAACAGAAACGAAAGAAGTTGTAGTCAAGCGAGGGGAATATAAAGAGAATCCACAAAGTGGCAAAGTACAGCTAGTCTATAACGAACATGTTGAACTGATAGAGGTACCAATTAAGCCTAGTGATCGTTTAAAAGCTCGTGATATGTTGGGTAAATACCATAAGTTATTTACAGATAAGCATGATATTAACGGGAATGTTCCTATATTCATTAACATTGGTGAATGGGATGGTGATGATGAAGAATTAGATAAAACTGTAAAAGATGTATCTAACAATAATCCTAATCATACTGTGATTGTGGATGATATTCCGTTAGAGGATTAATGTGAAACCATTACCTTCAAATAGGTGGTGGTTTATTTTATTTAAATTCTTTACGTCAAAGATTTAACTGGAGATATTCAAGAAAAGGCTAGAGAAAAACAACTATCAAATCTGAAGCAAAGTAAAATGTTTAGTTCAGCTGAACCAATACGAAAAGAGTAATTACAATATTAATAATGATAAAAAGGTAGTATTTAATAAGCATTATGTGTCAACAATTTCAGACTAACTTGACAAATTTAAATGAATTTGTAGTAAAAAGTACGAAAATGTTTTATATTATATATAAGCATTGCATATTTTTATTAATAATAATCGTTTTTAGAGGAGGGATCCAAATGGCGAATTATGCAAAAATAATGAAAAAATTTGATGATCATAAATACATTGTAAAATCATTTGATGTGGAAGATCTTTCTAAATTTGGATCTTATCCAGATAAAATGAAAAAGATATATGAACAAGGTTACTCTCAAGTAATAATCAATTCAAAAATAATGTTATCACTTCTAGAAAGAGTTATAGAGAACAAAAACTTAGAATTTATTAGTTTTGAGGTCAATGATCCTAGTTTAGATGAAGGAACTAGAACTCAAATAAATAAAATTATAGAAAACCTTAAAAGTAAAAAAATGGGCTTTTCAGCGGTGAAAGAATATCTTTTTTGGGTTTTCGATGAAGGTTCAATTTTTATAGACAAATTAATTCTATATAATTATGAAAAAAGTAGTAATATCGAAATAAATTCGAATGGACTTATATACTTCGATAATAAAGAAGAATTTGTTGATTTAGTTATTGCTAATTTGGAAAGCTATTTAAATGAATAGTAAATGGAAAAATGATTTAATTAAATCTGCTTGCACTCTTGTATTTTTGTTTTTTTCATATTACTTAGCTAGTAAAATAAATTTAATTGTTTATATTCCTATTATTAAAAATATCTTGTCAGAAAAGGTTTTATTTTCTATGGCAGTAGCGGTTTACACTGCTTTTTTCAATTTTATGATGTTTACTTATCTCTCGTATAGAACTCAAATTTCTATTAGAATTTTAGAAAAAAGAGATGAATCGGGTATAATTAAAGTTACTGATAAACCAAGAACTATAGTTGCTAAAATAGAAATTAATGATAGTTTAATTAAGAGAGGGCATATTACAATTCAATTCCCACAGTGGATAGATGTTATGAAAAGTAACGATCCATATATTAAAACGCTAACGCCCTCTAAATTTAAATACTCTTTTGAAGAGGGAACTACTAAAATATATCCAACGTTTGATATTACTTTGAGTGAAAGACACTCAGTGTCAGAAAAAGAAGGGGAAATTAGTGCTAAGTTTTATGGGAATATCGTGAAATACGAAGTGACAATTACAAATTTGAAAGTTCATAATAAATATAACTCAAAATAAAGTAGGGGATAAAGTGTTTAGTAAATATATTGATAACTCTAAAAATAAAGATGAGTCATACAAAAGTATAGATGAAATTATTGATAATATATTAAATTATGATAAATGGCTAACTCCCACTATAGATCCATATACAGGGGATCAATTAACGTATATTGTTGAAAAAGCCTTTGAAATGAATAAGGAAGTAAAAATTAAAGGGGAAACATTTACATTTAATTTACTTTCATTTAAATATGACTCTCTGATAACTGGATTTGAAAATAGCCCAATATATGAAGAAAGAGTAAAGCAAACAAATGGTTACTTTATAATTTATACTGACGGAAGTAGAACTCAATACATAATAAATAGAGGAACGGGTTCTAATGCGTTAAGTATATTAAGAAAAATCAACAATAGTGAATCTAATAAAATAATTGAGGCTAAAACATTTAGTTTTAACTCCGATTTCTTTATTTGGTTAATATCAAAGTTTAAAAATGATAATAATATAGATGAAAATGAAAATATAACCCTTGAGAGAGTGACAGGATTTAAGGGTTCTGGCAATGCTAATCAAGCTACTTTAATTGGGGCTGGTAATGATGTTATGAATTTGTTTAGTACTATGTCATTTATTATTGAAATGGATTCTCTTACTGAAATACTGGCTAAATTTAAGTACAATGAGCATACGATTGAAATTAGATTTTATGAGAGTAATTCTCAGATAGACATCAATATTGCTAAGTATACTGGAGAATATCTGAGAGAAGCAGAAAGTTTAAAGAATTCCTTAATTTTATTACATTCATTTATATTAATTATTCCAGCTGTTATTAATTCTTTTAATAACGATGAGTGGAATAAAGAAAAAGAAAAAAAATTCTCACAGGAAACTCTTGAAGCAGTTAAGATTAAAATAAAAAAAGCTGAAAAAATGATAAATGAATAAATTTATGAATTAAAATATTGAACACACTGACAAGTTAAAAAATCTCTTTAAACGTCACTTTCGAGTGGCGTTTTTATTTAAATAATTTATATGTGACATTTGGAATAAGAAATCGAATATAAATTCGATAGTTAAAATCAATAAAATGCCTATTTAATTTATAGTAATATTATGATATATGTAAGAGTGAACAGAATTTTATTACATATTAAAAAGGTGGTTATCGTGTGAGCATTAAAGAAATATGGAGATATTTAGTTAACAAGAAATGGAAAGCTGACGATGTATGTTATTTAGTATTTTACGTATTCTTAGCAAGCATATTTACAACTCCTTTATTAGGTGTTCCTATAGGCGTATTAGCCTATTTGTACTTTAATGAAGAGTTGTTTAAGTAGTATTATTATTATACAAACAACTTATATATTAATTTCTATATCACTATAAGTGGCGTTTTTTTACGCTGAGAAACGCCCTGTGTTGCAGTAAACGATGAGTGTGTATATAGAAATAGATAAAGTATAGATATAGATTTAGAAATTATAAATTAATATTTGAGATGCTGCCTCTTTAAAAAAAGACAAGTTACATTAAAAGTAACCTGTCTTTATCTATAACTAGTTTATAGTTATTTTATCTATGTCTTTCTTATATAACATATAATTCTTATGCTCAGTAAAATCTTGTCCAACTATTCCAGAGATTTTAGGATCTTTTTGGTCTTTACTATGAATGGTTACTTTATCACCATCTTTAATGATTTTCTGTCCTTTTAATTTGTTAGTTAAATTCTTCCATGTATTATTAGCATCAATTCTTTCGTTGAAATTACTAATATTTACTTTTTTGATATTAATAGTAGTTAAACTTTCAATATCTATATTTTGTTTCGAAAAATCTCCATTAGAGTTCCCATTTGCTGAAATTTTATTTTCGCTACCATTTTTCAATTTATAATTAACATCTATTGTTTCATTTTCATTTCCATCAATTATATTAGCCTCTTTCAAAGCATCTCTTACATTTTTCCACAACTGTCCGTCTGTTGTTTCAGCAGCTTTTGCAACGTTATTAATACCATTATAATTTGAAGAAGAATGAAAACCTGAACCTACTGTTGTTAAAACTAATGCACTTGCTATCAATGTTTTTGTTAATAGTTTTTTATTCATTTTATTTTCTCCTATAATTTATTTGTAATCGATTACAAAGTAATTTTACAACTATTATTTATGTGAATCTATTAAATAATTATTAACAAATCTATAAAATTTTATGGTTAAAATATAATGATTTTGAGCTAGAAATATTCGTCATTTATGCTATAATTATTTTAGACACAGCAATGTGTTCAAATTTTCATCTATTCGTAAGTTAGCCTTCGGGCTGACTTTTTATTTCCATTATTCACATGTTAATATTGTTGTTATTTAGGGAGGTACTTCGGTACTTGCCTATTTTTTTATGTTATAATGTAATTACATTACCAGTAAGCAATCTGGCTTAAAACCACATTTCCGGTAGTCAATCCGGCTATGCAGAGGACTTACTTGCGTAAAGCAGTAAGAAGCTGACTGCATATTTAAACCACCCATACTAGTTGCTGGGTGGTTATTTTTTTATTCATAAACTTCTATTTCAAAATGATTACATGCGATAATAAAAATTTTTTCACACGTTGCAGGCAGTGAATACGTATTTGAATACGTTAATTATGAAGTGATGTTGGGTGCACAAATTTATATTGTTTTATCAATTTTAACATTTCACACTAACTTTATTAGGTGATATAAGATGCTGAGAGAAGCATTATATTGCAATGAAAAATCATTATATGGATAATCATATCGATCATTGCAAATATACTTATAGAGATTTATGTGTGTAATAATTGGTGGTCATAAATTGGTCATAATGAAATAAAAAAACTAAAAAAATTGAATGTATAAAGAATACACGATGCTGATTTAATAGGATTTTTGTATGTGATTTATATCTATTTCATACTGCCCTTAATGCCAGGAATGATGTAAAACTGTTTATAGTTTTGACTAACTAGAAAATTACATTATGCACGAGTATGATTCATTCTAAGTATAAATTAGAATGCACGCAAATATATTTTAATTACGAGACGTCTTCCATTTGGTGACTAAACTTATGGGAGGCGTCTTTTTTGTATGAATTTGTGATTTTAGCATAGATATTCATAGTGGTATTGATATCTTTATGCCGTAATCGTTCTTGTATTTCTTTAATGTGTACACCTGATTCTATGAGCAATGCGCAATGTGTGTATCTGAATGAGTGCGTAGAGATATTTTTGAGTATGCTGGTACGTGACATAATGGTTTGTATCCACATTGATAGTTTTTTCATTACAATGGTTATCATTATATAATTCGTTTTTCCAATTATTTTGAACGTTTATCTTATAATCACGCAACACCTTTATTACATTTGGGTCAACGGAAATCTTACCGATAGAACTTTCAGTTTTAGGGGGAAGTATCTGAAATTTCTTCTTGTTATTATTTGGATTGTAATATGTTTTAGTAATACTAATCGTGTTGTTTTCAAAATCAATATCAGACCACTTCAATGCTAGTATCTCGCCAGCACGACAGCCGGTATATGCAAGTGTGCTAAAGACTTCAAAGCTAGTTAACGGGGCGATGATGAAATAAATACTGATGATTTCTTTTTAATAGGTGATGAAGATTCTGACGAATTGATGACAGACGATAATGTCAATGATCATATTATAAAGAATCACATAGAAATGATTGTTGACAGATTAGCGACCGATAAAGAGTTTTATATTTTTGACTCCCTTATACAAGGACTTAGTTATCAAGATATTAGTAGTGCCTTAGATTGTTCAGAACAATCTGTAATATTATGGTATGAAACCATATTAGATAAAATTGTGGGGGTGATAAAATGAGTGAGTTAACTGCAAAGCAAGCACGTTTTGTGAATGAGTATATTAGAACACTGAATGTAACACAAAGTGCCATAAAAGCAGGATATAACGCAAATAGCGCACATGTGACAGCGTGTAGGTTATTGAAAAAGCCGCACATCAAGCAATATATACAAGAACAAAAAGATAAGATTATAGATGAGAATGTATTAACCGCAAAAGAGTTATTACATGTGCTAACGAATGCGACAGTCGGTGATGAAACAGAAACGAAAGAAGTTGTAGTCAAGCGTGGAGAATATAAAGAAAATCCACAAAGTGGCAAAGTACAATTAGTCTATAATGAACATGTTGAACTGATAGAGGTACCAATAAAACCTAGTGATCGTTTAAAAGCTCGTGAAATGTTGGGTAAATATCATAAATTATTTACAGATAAGCATGATATAAACGGTAATGTACCTATATTCATTAATATTGGTGAATGGGACGGAGGTGATGAGGGGTTAGATAAGGCAGTGAAAGATGTATCTAACGATAATCCTAATCATACTGTGATTGTGGATGATATACCGTTAGAAGATTATGAGTCAATTAGGTTTTTATAAATTGGGTATATATTTTATGGTGTTGCCAGTATTTATTGATAGTATCGGTTAAGACGATGAGAAGAATGAGTGAGATTTAAAAGAGTTGTAAACGCAATATCCTAATGCTGATTTTCATATTGATGATTTAGGGAGGTTTTCAGGAGTAAAAGTATGATATTTTTTTCAAATTACATCAACATTTCAGATTAATTATTGTAATATATAATAAAATGATTTAAGAAAAAGGGAGAAAATGGATAATATAAATAAAAATGAAAAATTTCGTGTTTTGTCAACAATTGCTATTACTATATCATTTATTTTAAATTTTGGGTTGTTTATTTCTCTAGCTATTTGGTCAATAAATTCGATGGGTAATAAACAATGCATTAGTTTGAATTTATTGCTTTCGGATGATACTTTCGCAGTAATTTCAGTAATGACAACTTTGGGAACTGCTATTTTAGGAGGTATAGCACCTTCAATATATGGTATTTTTACATCGCCTATAGATAAAAAAAGTAGTTTTAGGGCTATTAGCGATTGGGAGCAAGAACAAAGAAATAATGTTAAAGATCTGATGATGCTATTACCATTTACATTACTTAGTATTTTAATTGTGATTTTTATTTTTCAGTTTGCATATTCTAAACTATTTAATACGATAGCTATTATAATATTTATTATAATACTTGTTGTTATGTTTTTTTAA